AGTGAATCAGTCGAGGTTCTGGGAGCTTGAGCCGATGCTTAGCTTCCCGAATCCGGCCGCAGAGAAGCAGGACAAGCTGAAGCGGGCGGGCATCATCCGATGGGCGGGCCACGTCGAGCCGATGGTTCACCTCTGGCAGCGTCAAGGGCAAGGCGTGGTCGTGCCGATGGGCGCGGCGTGGTCAGACGCCAAGGTGGAGTGCGACCGCGTGCGTCAGCTCGCGGCTATCCACGGTGCGACTTGGCTGATGGACCATCAGAAGACGGCGGTCATTCGGGCGTCGGAGTGGCGGTCTGGCGTCATCGTCGCGCCCTGCGGCGCGGGCAAAACCCAGATGGGCGTCGCACTGCATCGGTTCGCGATGACGGAGCGCCCGACGCTGGTGCTCGTTCACACGCGCGACCTAGCGACGCAGTGGGACCAGCGCGTGCGGCGGCTGCTAGGCATGGCGCCCGTTAGCCCGAGCGGCGCGGCGGCGTTCGTCAAGGCGGCAACGGCAGCCATGATTAACGTCAAGGGCATGGTCATCACGACGGTTCAGACGCTGGCCAAGGTTGACCCGTGGGACCTCGCGGGGATGCGGTTCGGCACGGTCATCCTCGACGAGGCACATCACGCGCCGGCGTCGACGTTTCAGGCCGTGCTCGGCAACATCGTCTGCGATACCGTCTACGGCCTGACCGCTACGCCTAACCGGGACGACGGCTGGACTCCTGCGATGTATGCCTGGCTCGGTCCGAAGCGGTACGAGGTGCAGGCCCGAGACCTTCAGCGCGTCGGCCTGACGATGGCGCCGACAGTCTGCGAGGTCGTGACGCCCTTTCACAGCTGGTCCGGCGACTTCACGACTATCGTCAATGACCTGACAGATAGTGGCGACAGGAACGCGCTTATCGCGCAGATGGTCGCCGAGCACGGGACGTTCCCTCAGTTGGTCCTGACGTCGCGTGTGGAGCACGCAGAAGCCCTTGCAGCGCTCATCCCGGACGCGGTGGCGGTGGTAGGTCGGACGCGTGACCGCGACGCGGCATTCGCGCGTGTGAGGGCCGGAGAGGCGAAGGTCCTGATTGCGACGCAGCTCGCCGACGAGGGTCTTGACCTTCCCGAGCTCGTCGCCGTTCACCTTGTCGCGCCGTCTAGGGCAGGCAACCGAGTCATCCAGCGCATCGGGCGCGTGATGCGCGCCAGCTCGGGCAAGGCCCGGCCGGTGGTCTACGACTACGTCGACAACATGTCGCTGCTTCAGTCGCAGTGGCGATCACGGCGGAAGGCATGCCTGGAGCAGTTGCCCGGGGTGACGTTCACGCGGAAGGTGGTGGCATGAGCGATGACGGCTACACGTGGCAAGTCTACGCTTTAAGCGCTTACACCTACGGACCAGTGAGATACGTCGGAGTCAGCAAGGACGCGAAGCAACGTTTCAAGCAACACCGCAAGGATGCTCGCCGAGGCTCTAAGCTTCCGGTTCATCGATGGATTCGGAAAATGCTTGAAGCCGGTCAGACGCCAGTCCTTGAGGTCATTGACGAGGGTTCGGGAATCGAAGCGGCCGGACATGCCGAGCGCAAGTGGGTTGCGTATTGGCGGCAGGCTGCCATTCAGCACGATGGGCCGTGGTTGCTCAACATCGGTGATGGCGGCGAGTTCCTCAATGACATTGACGAGTTCAAGCGACGTCTGGCCTACCGGCCTCCAAACACTAAGGAGCAACCATGACCGACAACATCACAGTGCTCCGGTGTCACGACAACGTCAGGCTGGCGAAGCTCATCACGCGGACAGCGAGCGGCCTCGAGGTCAAGGGCTTCGACGACGCGCGGACGTTCGCATGGCGGCAGGTGACCGTCAGCGGGCTCGACGACATTCAGCTGATGCTCGAGCAGCTGCGAGGCGACCCTAAGTCCTGCGTCATCCGAGGCGAGCCGATGGGACACGTCGGCATGCAGTCCATCGTCAACCGGCGGCAGCACGTCGGAAGCGACGGCACGCGGCCTGACTGGGACCATCACGCGGTCGGGCGGCAGTGGGTGGCGTTTGACCTCGACAAGGTGGCGCAAGATTCTTTCCGGGGCGACGTGCCGGTGCCGAACGATGAGCAAGCGCGGGCTATCGTCTATCAGGTCAGGGCAGAGGTCATGCCTCCAGCGTTCGCGAAGGCCGCTTGCGTCTACAAGCTGTCGTCGTCGGCGGGGCTCAAGGGCTGGGACCGGGTGTCCATGCATCTGTGGTTCTGGCTTGACCGGCGGGTGCATGACCTTAGCTTGCGCGAGTACTGCAAGTCGCACGGGTTCGACATCAGCTTCAGCAAGTGCGTCCAGCCGCACTACACAGCCGACCCTGTCTTCGAGGGCATGGCGGACCCGCTGGCGGGCGTCAGGCTCGGACGCTTGCCAGGGCGTGCCATCGTCGAGACGCCGGCCGAGCTGCTCGACGGTGACGCGTGGCGAGCTCGAGACCAAGCGCGGAAGGATGCAGCCCGGAAGGACCTCGAGAAGGCCGCGCGGGCGGTCATGGCCGACATCCCTACGTCTAGGGCAGCGACGCGCGCCTATGCCCTTCGAGCGCTCGCCGGGGGCTGTCAGGACGTCCTGAGCGCGGCGGAGGGCACGCGGCACGACCAGCTCATCAGGGTGGCCTACAACTTGGGCGGCTACTGCCAGCCGGGCTTCCTTGACGTCGGCGAGGTCATTCAGACGTTGACGCGGACGGTTGAGGCAGTGTTTCCGGCAGGCCGTCAGCGGGACGAGCTGCGCACCGTGGCCGAGATGGTCGAAGGCGGCGCACGTAGCCCGCGCGACCTAAGTCACATCGGGCGCGCCAAAGGCAAGCTGTCGGTGGTCAAACCTGAGCCGCCCGAGGACGACGACGACGGGCTTGAGACCATCGGAGCGACGGCGGTACAGCCGGCGCGCAAGCCGAAGGCCAAGGGGCCGCAGTTTGAGGGCATGCGCGACGACGGCACCGTCCCGACGACGCTCGGCAACGTGAAGGCGCTGCTCGAGCACTACGGCGTAACCCTGCGCCTGAACGTCATGACGCAAGAGACCGAGATAGCCTTGCCGTCGGACATCATGGGCCAGTCGGACATGCGACAGACGACCAAGCTCGGCCAGATACGGTCGCTAGCGCGCAAGCATCGCATGCAGGTAGGCGACGCCCTTCGCGATGAGCTGCAAGCGGTCGAGGACCTGAACGCCTACCATCCAGTGACCGACTGGGTCAGGTCCAAGCCCTGGGATGGTGTCGACCGGTTCGAGGCGTTGCTCGCGACCATCGGGCTACGCGACGAGGCGCAGGCGCACGCGGATTTGTACCGGCACATCCTCTGGGCTTGGCTGGTTGCCGGTGCCAAGTACGCGACGCTGGCGCCCTTCGAGGACGTCGGCATCAAGGCGTTCGGCGTCCTCGTCCTGCAAGGGCCTCAGGGATGCGGCAAGACCGAATGGGTAAAGGCGCTAGCACCGGCTGCGGTGCCGTGGGTCGGGACGGGCATCACGGTCGACCCTCACTCCAAGGACGACGTAATGAAGGCGACTCGGTACTGGATTACCGAGCTAGGGGAGATTGACTCAACGGTGCGGAAGGCTGACGTCGGAGCGCTAAAGGCTTTCCTAAGCGACCAGCGGGACGTGTACCGGCGACCCTACAAGGAGGTGACCGAGTCCTTCGTCCGGCGGACGCTCTTTGCGGCCTCCGTCAACCCGCAGCACTTTTTGAAGGACACGACGGGCAACCGGCGGTTCTGGGTCGTCCCGGTCGAGCGCATGAACGTCTGGGGGCCTGACGGCATCTTGACCATCGACATGCAGCAGCTATGGGCGCAGTTCGCGCACTACGCAGCGCACGGGGCCGAGCATCACTTGCCGCCTGAGGTTGAGAGGCGTCAGATGGAGCTCGCCGAGATGCATCGGCAGATTGACCCAGTCGAGGACGAGATACATGCCCGGTTTGTCGTCGACTTGAGTCAACCCGAGCGCTACTGGCTGACGACGGCCGACATCTACCGCGAGCTGTACCCCGACCGGGAGCTCGACAAGTGGACGTCGGCGGACAAGCGCGCGGTCGCGGCCGTCCTGTCGCAGATGGGTGCGACCAAGGCCCGGGGCAACCGCGGACGTCTCTGGAGCCTGAAACGCCGACTGTAGTACGTGCGACCATGACGCACCATGTCGTACCATGACTCATCGCAGGGCATGCGTCATGGTCGATCGACCGCCTGCTAAGCCATGATGAGGCACACCATGACGGACATGACGCTAAATGTAGTAGAGTTGGTAGTTATAGAGAGTGTGTGTGTAACGGGCGGGCGGGCGAGCGCGCACGCACGCGAGGGCGCCCGCGTAGGGAAATCGGTCATGATGCGTCATTGCGTCATGGTGCGTCATGACTGAGGCGACCGAGCAGGCGAAGGTGGTCGCCTACCTGCGCGGACGGGGCTGGCTGTTCTCGGCGACCGCTAACGGGGTCGGGGCAGGCCGGATGCAGTGGGTGCAGCTGGCGCGGTCGGGAGTCGCTCCAGGCGTTCCGGATTTGCTGGTCTTCGAGGCCGTCGCGGGCTACCGTGGTCTGGCCATCGAGCTCAAGACAGCCCGAGGCAAGGTCAGCGTGGAGCAGGCTCGATGGATTGAGGCCCTGCGCTCACGCGGCTGGTACGCCTTTGTCGCCTACGGGGCAGATGAGGCCATAGCGAAGCTGGAGGCGCTGTGACGACGTGGAAGGGGCCTAGCCCGCGCGCGATGACCTTGGGGCTATGGGGAGAGCACCTAGCCACCGTCGAAGCGCTACAGAGGGCACTACAGGGGCAAGGCGTCGACATCACGCTGGCGGACGTGGTCCGGGACCTCGTGAAGGCCTACGGGCCAAAATGGTTGGAAGAGATTGAAGGGGAGACAGAGGCATGAACAAGGCGATACTGATGGGGCGGCTAGGCCGCGACCCTGAGCTGAAGCGGACGCAGGCGGGCGGAGCGGTGGTCTCGGTGTCACTGGCGACCAATGAGCGCGAGAAGCAGGGCGACGCATGGGTTGACGTGACGGAGTGGCATTACATCGTCGCCTTCGGCCGCACGGCGGAGCTCATGGCCGAGCGCTGCCGGAAGGGCGACCCTGTGCTAGTCGACGGGCGGATGAAGACGCGCAAGTGGCAGGGTCAGGATGGCACCGAGCGCCAGCGTACTGAGGTCGTGGCCTCGGACGTCCGGTTCCTCGCCAAGATGCCTTCCGAGCGCGGCGAGATGCCCGGGGGCGGAGGCGGTAGCGAGATGCCGTTTTGACGCTGGGCGGGCGCGACATGCTCCGGCGGGAGCGCGAGCAGCAGCGGTCGACGACGTGGCTCCGCAACCGCGGGGTCGGGCGTGAGATGCTGCGTCTTATCCAGTCCAAGGGTGCGCCAGTGCGGCGCATCTTCCGTCAGCTGGCAGAGCTCGGAGTGCCGTGCTCGATGACGGAAGGGTTGACGGGCTGCAAGCTGGCCGACTGGGCCAGTGCTAAGCCTCGGCATGAGGCAGCACTGCAAGCCCTTTGGCAGCTGGCCGAGACCTATACCGACG